CTGGGGTGAGTTGAAGGTGCATTGAGGCTCTGAAGGGTTAATCATGTCCTCATACGCTGAGATTGAAATGAAGATTGTGCAGTGGTCCGAAGCCCGCAGGATCATCCCCAATCAACAACCATCCGCTGCCCTGCTCAAGCTGGTATCGGAAGTGGGTGAGTTGTGCGATGCTGAAGCTAAAGGTGACATTACCAAGGTCATTGATGGTGTCGGTGATGTGGTGGTCTGCCTGATCAACTACTGCGCCTTGAAAGACCTGAACCTCACCAGTTGCACCTACGCTGCATACGATGAGATCAAGAATCGCAAGGGTACGCTGATGCCCAATGGCGTGTTCATCAAACAGGAGACTGTATGACTACTCACTCCACTCTATCTCCCTCTGCTCGTCACCGCTGGGGTGCCTGTCCCGCCAGTAAGCGTGAGGAAGCGAAGTATCCAGCAAAGCCTAGCGGTTCTGCCGCTATTGATGGTACTCACTCCCACACACTCTTGGACAAGTGCCTCAATGAGTACCACGATGCGGCCTACTATGTTGGTCAGACTCTGACTGACCATGAAGGATCATTCGTGGTTGATAAAGAACGTGCTGAACGTGTGCAGGTGGCACTGGATTACGTTGAGAAGCGTGTAGCCGAACTGGAATCCGGTATTGAGGATGTAACGGTACTCGCTGAGAAGCGTGTGGACCCTGCACCATTAGTAGGCCGCAACGATATGTCCGGCACTGTGGACATTCAACTGCGTACTGACAACTTCCTTGAAATCATCGACTATAAGGATGGCATCAACCCCACTGATGCGCGTGAACAGATGGAGCAGTATGCTGTGGGTGCAGTGGCTGATATGCAGGTTCGGGGGTTACTCGCACCTACGCATATCCGACTCACTGTGATCCAGCCTAAGTTACGCCTGAAGGGTTTGAACCCCATCACCTCGTTTGACTACACGCTGGGTGAGATTATGAAGGTGAAGGATCAGTTGATTAAGGAAGCCGCAGCTACTGACTCACCTGATGCACCCTACAACCCCGGTGACAAGCAGTGTCGCTACTGCGCTCACTCTGGTAACTGTTCTGCGCTGACCAGCAAGGCACTGGACAAGAGTGGTATTGCATTCGCTAACCTTGATGTGGCTAAACAGGCTGCTGACAAGGAGCCGGGTAGCATGACAGACCAACAGTTGCGTGAGATTATCGAGGCCGCACCACTGATCCGTCAGATGATTGAAGGTGCTGAAGAGGAAGCGATGAAGCGACTCAAAGCGGGTGCTGTGATCGAAGGACTCAAGGCTGTACGAGGTCGAGGTAGTCGGGGCTGGATGGTAGAGAACGATGAGGAAATGGCTGACAAACTCAAGAAGTTCGGCCTACCCAAAGACGTTATCTGGCAGACCAAGCTTATCAGTGTGGCTCAGGCTGAGAAGGCCACATGGACCAAGCGTGATGGTACTGTGATGCAGTTGTCCGAGCGTCAGCTTAAGACAATGAAATCTGAGTACACAAAAACAACGGAAGGAAAATTATCTGTTGCATCTGCATCAGACCCGCGCCCTGCTGTTACACTGTCAGCCGCACCGATGTTCACAGCAGTAGCTGAACCCGTTGCAGTAATTGCTGAACTTCCTGCATTTCTACGTTAACTTTTTATTGGAGAATTTTTTATGTCAAACGAAATTATTTTTGGTCAAGGTGCTGTTCTGTCTTTCCCTCACTTGGTCGAGGCTCATAAGGCTCCCACAGCAGCACCAACAGTTCAGCCCAAGTTCTCGGCTGACTTCATCTTTGCACCAGATCACCCGGTACTCGCAGCGTTCATGAAGCGTTACGCCGAGATGGCTCAGGCCAAGTGGGGCGAGAATGCTAACGCTGTGATGAGCATGATCCAGTCGGATCGCAAGAACCGTTGCTTCGGTATGGGTGCTGAGAAGGTCGATAAAAAGACGTTCAAGCCCTACTCTGGTTACGAGGGTAATGCCTACATCACCGCGAGTCGTGCTGACCGTCCACAGATGATCCGTCCCGATGGCTCCGCTGTGGACCCAGCCAACACCATGGAGTACCAAGCACTTGCTCGTAAGTTGTATGGTGGATGCTATGTGAACGTGGCACTCAAGCCTTGGATTCAAGAGAACAGTTTTGGTCGTGGTATCCGTTGCGATCTGGTTGCCGTGCAGTTCTTCAAGGATGGCACACCGTTCGGTGAGTCTGAGCCTGATGTGTCCAATATGTTTGGTGCTGTAGCTGCACCAGCACAGGCACCTGCTGCCGCACCCGCAGCGTTCGGTATGCCGGGTCTGCCCTCGTTCATGTAAGAGTTTTGAGGGGTCGGTGCATATCATTAACACTGATATGGCTAAAGTACGCCGACCCCACCTATAACTATCAGGGGCTATATGAGAGTCATTTATGACCTTGAAACGTATCCCAACTGCTTCACCCTAGCAGCAGAACACGCTGATTATCCTGTCCGTTGGGCTTTTGAAATAAGTTCCTTCAGGGATGATTCGCGTGATCTGGTGGAGTGGTGCCAGTGGTTGCGGAACATGGACGCACAGATGGTCGGGTTCAACAATGTCGGATTCGACTACCCAGTGCTTCACACACTGTTGCAGATGGGTAAGGCTACAGCACCCATCCTTTACAACAAAGCCATGAGCATCATCCATGCTCAGGATACCAACAAGTTTGCGTCAATCGTGTACCCGAGTGATCGGTATGTGGCTCAGATCGACCTGTTCAAGATCGCTCACTTCGACAACAAGGCTAGAGCCACCTCGCTCAAAGCCTTAGAGTTTGTGATGAAGATGGACAACATTGAGGACTTACCATTCCCTGTAGGTGAGTTCTTGACACAGGACCAGATCAAGGTTCTGAAGGTCTATAACGCACATGATGTGACCGCGACCAAGATGTTCTATCGGAAGATGTTGGATCAGATTGAGTTCCGTACAGTGTTGACCAAGAAGCACAACCGTGACTTCATGAATCACAACGATGTGAAGATCGGCAAAGAGATTTTCCAGATGGAACTGGAGAAGGTTGGTGTGCAGTGCTACAAGTACGGACCCAATGGTCGTGAGCCTATGCAGACCAAGCGACCATCTATCCGACTCGCTGACTGCGTACCAGCGTTCATTCAGTTTGACTACGCTGAGTTTGAGCGCATCCATCAGTATTTCAAAAACCAAGTTATCACCGAAACGAAGGGTGTGTTTAATGATCTTGTGGCTAGTGTTCGGGGTTTGGATTTCTACTTTGGTACTGGTGGCATCCATGCCAGTGTAGAGAATGAGGTATTCGAGGCTGATGTGGAACACACAATCCTCGACCTTGATGTGACTTCACTCTACCCATCCATCGCTATTGAGCAGGGTTACTACCCTGAGCATCTTGGATCTACGTTTGTCGGCATCTACCGTAATCTGCGTGAGCAGCGGGTATCGTATAAGAAAGGTACTCCAGAGAACGCCATGCTCAAGCTGGCACTCAATGGGACCTATGGAGCCAGTAACGATCAGTTCAGTGTATTCTTTGATCCCCAGTTCACAATGAAGATCACCCTTGCTGGTCAGTTGATGATTGCCATGCTGGTGGAGAAGTTACTTGGGATTGTTGGACTTAGGATCATTCAGGCTAACACTGACGGTATCACTGTCTATGTGCACCGTGCAAGACGAATGGAAATTCAATTGGTGTGTGACGCATGGGAGAATTTGACAAAACTCCAGCTAGAGTCAGTCGAATATTCCAAGATGGCGATTCGTGATGTGAACAACTACATCGCAGTAAAGCTAGACGGTAGCACCAAACTCAAGGGTGACTATGAGTGGGATCGTGAGTTCCACCAGAACCACTCAGCATTAGTCGTACCCAAGGTAGCCGAGATGGTACTGACAAAGGGTGTACCGATCCGAGAGACTGTGATGAACTGGCCCGATAAGTACGACTTCATGTTGCGTATCAAGGTGCCCCGCAGTAGTCACTTGAAATGGGGTGGCAGGGTCGTGCAGAACACCACTCGCTACTACGTTAGCACTGCTGGTGCCGAGTTGGTCAAGGTCATGCCACCACTGGCTAAGAACCCCGAGAAGTGGCGCGAGTTCGCTGTAGAGAAGGGGTGGACGGTTCAGGTGTGCAACGACATTCGTGATGCGTATGAACCTATTTGTTTCGAATATTACATCAGGGAGATTGAAAAATTGACCCTTGCTATGAAATGACAAACCCACTAGATACACAGGTGTCGGGTACACACTACAAAGACCTACCGATACAACCAGTGGAGTACATCTACGCCAACGCTATCGGGTACTTTGAAGGAAACGTAATAAAGTACGTTTCCCGCTGGCGTAAGAAAAACGGAATTGCTGACTTGGAAAAAGCCAAACACTATATTGAACTTTTGATTGAACTGGAGAACCGTAATGCTGGAAAAAGAGATTGAAAAGCGAGTCAAGGAATACGCTGAACGTAAAGGCTGGTTGACGCGCAAATGGACCTCACCCGGTCATGCGTTTGTACCCGATCAGATATTCATCACACCACATGGTCGAGTGATCTTTGTAGAGTTCAAAGCAGAAGGTAAGAAGCCTACACCGGGTCAGTTGCGCGAGCATATCAAACTCCAGAACCAAGGTTGCCGGGTCCATGTGATTGACTCAGTAGAGATGGGTAAGGAGATGATAAATGCTTACAGCTAACCAACTTAGAGAAATCTTTGACTACGCTGATGGTCAACTGATTCGCAAGTACGCAACCAAAGGTTACAAAGCAGGTAGGATCGTCACTCGTAAAAACGATCAAGGTTACTTGATTACAACAGTGAACGGTAAAACGTACAGAGTTCACCATCTCGTGTGGATGTACTTCAATGATGAATTACCCAAATCACTAGACCATATAAATCGCATCCGTGATGACAATCGAATTGAAAATTTAAGACCTTGTGAAATCTATCAGAATTCAGGAAACTGTGTGGCTAGGGTACACAAATACAAAGGCGTGACATTCGATAAGCGCAATCAAAAATGGAGAGCACAAATTGGTGTGAACTTTCGCAATGTGCCACTTGGTAGATTCAAGACCATTGAAGAAGCCGCACTTGCTTACAACGATGCGGCTATTGAGCATTTCGGTGAATTTGCAGTATTGAATGAGGTGAGTCATGCTGCAAATTAGTCAAATGCACGATTATCAAAAGAGGTGTGTCGAGTTTCAATGCTCCCATCCTGAGACTGCACTTTGGGTCGATCCGGGCTTAGGAAAGACGGTAACTACTCTGACCAGTGTAGCGCACCTACTGAACAGCGGATACCTCAAGGGTGTGCTAGTAGTAGCACCCATCCGAGTCTGCCGTTTAGTGTGGGTGCAAGAGGCTAAGAAGTGGCAACACCTACAGAACCTCAAGTTCACTGTGATGACAGGCACCAAGGACCAGCGTACCCGTGGACTACTCAAAGAGGGTACGAATATCTGGGTAGTGAACTACGAGAACCTTGGCTGGCTTGCTGAAACTTTGCACACCTACTTTATCAACAAAGGTCGCCCACTACCGTTCGATGGTTTGGTGTGGGATGAAATCAGCAAGTGCAAGAACAGCAGCACCCAGCGGGTTAAGTCTGTGCGTAAGATTCTCAAGCACTTCAAGTGGAAAACAGGACTCACTGGAACACCCGCATCCAATGGCTACAAAGACCTCCACGGGCAGTTTTTAGTGTTGGATGAGGGTAAGAGACTAGGGACCAGCAAAACGCAGTTCAGGACCCGTTTCTACCGCAAAGTAGGCCCATACAAAGAGATAGCCTTTGATGACACCGAGACTACCATCAAGAATCTCATCGGTGATATGACCATTGAGATGAGTGCTGCGGAGTACCTGAAGATGCCTGACCTCATTGTCAATGATGTGTGGGTGGAGTTTGACGATGCTACTCGCGCACGGTACGAGAAGATGGAAAAGGAGTTCTTCATTAAGCTGGATAGCGGTGCAGAGAAGGAGATGTTCAACCAAGCATCGTTGATGAACAGTTGCCTTCAGTACAGCAATGGTGCGATCTACCCGGTTGCCGGGATGCCTCTATGGGAGCCGATCCACCCGTTGAAGCTAGACGCACTGGAGGACATTATTGAGGAAGCCAACGGTCAGCCTGTACTATGCTGGTATGCGTACCGAAGTGATGCCCAGCGGATCATGGAGCGTTTCAAAGACCTACGACCCATCAACCTGACCGAGTGTAAGAGTCAGCAAGCCCTTGATGGTGCTATGCGTCAGTGGCAGTCAGGTCAGTGCCAACTGATGATCAGTCATCCGTTATCTGCTGGACACGGTATTGACGGACTCCAGAAGGCAGGGCACACGATGGTATGGTTCGGACTCACATGGAGCCTTGATAGCTACGATCAGGCAGTGGCTCGTCTGCATCGTCAAGGTCAGGGTGCGCCAGTGATCTGTCACAGGATCATGACCAAGGACACGTTGGATCAAGCACAGGCCGATGCGCTAGACAGCAAGGCAGCGGATCAGACAGCGTTGCGACAAGCTGTAAAAAATTATCGACTAAATAAAAATTTCAGTTGACAAGTTGTAGTTGTTCTGTGTTACACTTGTAGCACATCAACCAACTGGAGAGACTAATGACAGATGTAGAGATTGATAAAGCCATTGCCAACTGGCATGTGCTGAACAAGGAGTTGCGCAACTTCACGGAGGAAGAAGTCAAACGTGCGATCCACCGGGAACTTGTTGGTAACCGCCGCAAGACCATTCTTGAGCGTTTGCACAGCCGTTACTGTGCGATGCGTCAGAAGCGCGAGATGGTTGAGTTGCTGGAGGCTATTGCCCTACCAGTGTTTGCTATGACCGTACCTAACATGGAGTGAATCATGGGACACATGAAGAACCTGCACCTGACGCTGATTGACGTTGCTGAACCTGATACTGATCCACTGGAGAGGATGAAGGATTACCTTGGTGAGAACTGGGTCCTGCACCCCAATTACAAGTTCAGACCACGGCATAGTAACGATGCTGCTGTGTGGCAACCCCACTCCATTCTGACAGAAGTTCGCAACCGTGCTATCAGTGAAGGGAGACTGTGATGATCAACGAAGAAGATGATCGTACAGAGTGGGATTGGCTTGAGGATATGGCATCGCTGATCCTAGTGTTTGGCTTCTGTGTAGTGGTTGCAATGTGCCTTGTCGCCGCATGGATGGTGATTCGATGATGAACAAATTTATTGACAAGGCGCTTGACGCTATCCTGCACCCGGTCGTGACCTATGGGCTTGGCTACGTTACGGGCGTGATCATGGCAAAGGTGCTGTCATGAGCCACATACAGGTCTTGATTCTGATTTTGGCGTTGATTGGGTTTCTGTTGTTTGCCATTGAGTCATACATCGAAGGTACGCCAATACAAAACATCTTCGCGCTTGTGTGCAGTGGTGCCGTGTTTGGGTATTTGCTGAAGGAGGTTCTATGAGCCGCGCTACAGACTTAGCGGGATTGCTGACGCAATGGACTTGCACCTGCTTGCCAGCATTCAAAGACCGCAACCTGTACGACCCTGAGTGCATCCATTGCATGGTGAACCCAGAGGCTACTGAAGCCGCCACCCTACTGCGTCAGCAAGAAGCTGTGATACGGCAGTGTGTTGAGGCGTTGGAAGGCGCATGGGGTTGCTTAGACGCAGGGACTTTGCACACATTAAGAAACGTAGAAGCCGCACTAGCAGCGGCGAAGGAGGTTCTATGCTAGTAGCAAAAGAAATAAATTACTCAGAGATATGCAATGTCTTGAAGTACGAACCAGATACGGGAATCATTCGCTGGAAGGTTGATGTATCACGCTTGAAAGCTGGTGACATAGCCGGAAGCATAAAAAGCAGCGGATACATCATGGTAAGGGTCAATGGCTATTTGTATACAGCTTCGCGTATTGCTTGGGTTTTGACACACGGTTCTATTGATAAGACTTTGGTTGTTGACCATATCGACAGAAACCCACTAAACAACAGGCTTTCCAACCTTCGGCTAGTAACGCAGTCTGAAAATTGCCATAACAAAAAACACAGAGTTTCTGAGTTTGGTGTTGGTATCACCAAGCATAAAAACGGCAAGTTGCAAGTGCAAATACGAGGAAAGTATTTGGACCTATTCGATAACGTACAAGACGCTGCAAAAGCATATCAATTGGAGGCAAGTAAATGACTGACTACCAAAGCGATCCCAAGTTGATGGTTACAGGTGAGATTCCTACTTGGAGCCTCACAGCACCGCAAACATTCACATTCACCGCTATGCCTGAACCTGTTGGCTACTGGGTGCTATATCCACAAAGCCCGCACAACCTCAAGTTTTCGATGTACCACAAACCCACCGATGAGCAGATCAAAAACACTGAGGCCCTGCTTGGTTGGGGCTGGGAGGATGCGAAATGACTGATCTAAACAAAGCCAAAGAAGTAGTCAAGCGGCTGCGTGACGGTTATGTGCGATGGGGAGAGGCAGCTACGGCAGCAGACACCATTGACAGCCTTGTGGCAGAAGTCGAGCGACTGAAGGCAGCTTGCGATAAGTTCAGCGAGGCTGAGATGTTGCAGACCAAGGTGGATGCCCGTAAACGTCTAACCAATTTAAGGTTTCTTGGGTTGACAAATTCAGTTAAAGGTGACGGAAATGAATCTTGATCAAGCCAAAGCAGTAGCCCAGCGGCTGCGTAGAGAAGCCACAGGAAACAATTGGAAATCGTGTATTGACGCTGTTGACACTATTAACGCCTTGGTGAAAGAAATAGAGCGCCTCACGAATGTTGGATTTAACGGGCTTACCGAAGCCGAGACATTGCAAACTGCCTCTGTGATGGGGCTGACCAAGGTGGATGTGGAGCCGCATAAAGGATGTGCTTGCCGCTGGGATGCAGACGATAACCGTGTTGCAACTTGTGTGCGCCATCAAGGTTGGCTTGATGTAGTGCAAGAGTGGGCAGATAGAGCAAAGGATGCTGAGTCCGCACTCGCAGCATTGAAGTTTGAGAAAGAACACTACCGCGATCAGTGGAGCGAGGTGTGCAACGACAACCAAGTCCTACGCACCCAACTCGCTGAAGCACAGGCAGAGCGTGACCTGCATTACAACCGCTGCGCTTCTTTGCTTTTCTCAGAGGTGCTGCGCGACACAACGACAGGAGACATTCGCAAGTGGATGGCTGAGTATGTTGATGCCAAGGCTGATGCTGCGCGGTTGCGCGAGGCTATCAGGGCGCACCTTGAGTCGAGCAACAACGATGACTCTGCTGGTGACACTTGGGCGGGGTTGGAAGCAGCACTGAAGGGGGATGTATGAAAACCTGCACCAAATGTAACCAAGAAAAGTCTGAGAATTGCTACCACAAGCATGGGGTAAGCGGCACCAGTAGGATGCGTCTGCGCTCCATCTGCATCAAATGTGAGAACGAGCAGCAACGTGAGTTGCAAAAGCGCAAACGTGAGCAGGAGGCTATGTGGGCTAAACTGGAGCAAGAGCGCATTGAGCGTGAGAAGGCAGCTAATGCCAAGTACATAGCGCAACCACGCACGTTTACCCATCTCAAGGACCCAACACCGTGGACAGGTCACACTGAGCGTTACTATGTGCGCAACAACGGTCTTAAGGACATACCGAGCAAAGGAACAGCAGGATGACCGACTACCAAGCAGGAGTGGAGGGTGGTGAGTACCTGTACCCCCGAGCAGGTGATCCTGAGCCTCGTAAGGGTGCCAAGGTGCAGCTACTGACTATCGGTGGTGTGCACAACACTGGACCGTGGGACCCTGACAACAATCTTGGCTGGTTGCCGCTACCCAAGCGCAACCGTGAGAAGGAGGATCGTATCCATGCGGTGTCCTGAGTGTGCAGCATGGACCGAGGTACTGGAGACTAGACGGAATAAGGATGGCACTCGTAGGCGTTACGAGTGTGCTAATCTACACCGATTCACTACCCAAGAAGTCGTAATAAGGAAAGAAGATGGACGGTCAAAACAAGCCTGCGTTCAACACATGGGACCACCTGAATCTAGCCCGGTTAACGGGTGATCTGTGGGATCAGAATAAGCAGTTGCGCGAGGCTATAGAACAGTTGCGCTTGGACAATCGTGACCTTAGCAAACAGTTACGAGACTGTCTGCGTAAGGATCACGATGATTGGAAGTGATTACTTGGCTGGTGCGCTGTTAGCCAGTAGCGTAGTCTTGTCGCGTGAGTTGGCTGTAGTTCCGAACCAAAACGAGCAGGCTCCTGTCCATGCGGTTCCAAGAGAACCCAGCATAATCATCAGTGGTGCAGATTCCTTTACTTCAGGGTAGAGGAACATTGCACCCAGTACACCGAAGAACCCCATCGTGATAAAGAATGTCAGGAGTGCCGGGACCTTGGAGTTGGTTGCTTTGAGTAGATCACGCGCATTGCCACGGTCGGCAGCGTGGACCTTCTCCAAGTCAATCTCATTGGTCTTGAGAAACTTCTGAAAGTCAATCTCAGCAAGCTTGATCTGAGCGATCTGTTCAGGAGTCAGGTTGTTGCCACTCAGAGCCTTCGTAACGGCGTCAACCGTCTTTTCCTCAAGTCCCAAGCGGTCGGCAATGAAAGTGGCAGCAGCACCAGCCAAAGGACCACCAGCAGCGGTAGCAAGGCCAGTCCCAATAGTGCGTAGCAGACTTTTCCAGTCATCCATCGTTCCTCCTTACGCGAATGCGCGTGTTCCGTCTTTGTCAATCACAAGAGCCTGTTTGCGATTGCCGTCAAAACTGATGTGGACCCATCGGTCGTACTCCACGATCACCTGATCAAAGTTGAGTTTGGATGCCAACAGTCGAGTAACGATGCGCTCAGGTGGTCCGAATGTCGGACAGGTGAAGTCGATAGCAAGCCCTGTGATGTGCGCAGATGTGGGCTTTGACCCGACTGCCTTGTTCAACGCAGGACACCGGAACCAAGAACTGACATGGATCGCATTGCTGTTTAACTCCATACGCACCAGTTCCATCTGGAGTGCAGCCTCTTTCATGTTGGCAATGATGGGCGCAGGTGGAGTGTTGTCGATGCCGAGCCGTGCTGCGGTCTGCGAAACAGTTGCTTCTTCAAGTGAAAAGTGAGCCGACAATGGAGTCATTCATCATCCTTCCAATCCGCAGAAACTGCGTACAGTACACCGACCACAAACACCACTACCATGATTACAACAATATCTTCAGTCATTTGTCAGCCTTTTGAGCCAGTGCTGAGTGCATATTGTTGGCTAGTGCATGGATGGCGTTAAGTGTTTCCACATGGCGATCTTCACTGCGCTGGGCCTGTGCCTCAATCTTGTCAAAGATTTTGGCGATATGGCTTCTGTTGATAGTGGTCTCTGCAAGCAACTTAGCATCTTCGGTCATGACAAATGCCCTCATCTCACGCACTTGTGAATCAATATGGTCCATCATTCTGTCATTCAAGACAGAGTAACCATCACTGGTGTGCTGCTTAACAGCCGAAGCCTTGTCAGCAGCCTCTTTAACCTGCTGCTGTAACATTTTGTGCGCTTCCTCGTTGTGTTTCCACGCCCAAGCAATAAGGGCTAGTGCTATACCTGATCCCCATGATAGAAGTTCCTTCAGGATAGTGAACAGTTCACTGCTCATCGTTATTGCTCCCATAAATGTCAATCTGCCAGAGATATGCTTGATAGCAGTGCGGCTGCGGTCCGAACGGGATCAAGAAGTCGATCACCGGACGCGCAATCTTCCCGAGCCACCGACCTTGTTGCTCTGCCCTGTACGCAGCGGCACTGATAGTCTCACCGGGCTTGGCTTGATTCAGCGTTAGGATTTTGAAAATGGCTATGTCTAGCCAGATAAGCACCTTCAGCATCACTTGCTTTCGAGGGCAGCAAGACGGTCATCGACTGAGGCGAGGACGGTCAGGAGGGTTGCTTTGTCGGCTTCCAATTGGGCGACCTTGGCTTCCAGCGTTTCGATCTTCGCTTCTTGCTCTTGATTCATCTTCACCAACAATGGCACGGCATAGCCGAAATCCATCGTCCAAGGATTGATGCTGCCATCTTCATTTACTTCATTAGTTGGTTTATTCACCAACCACGGTGTGATTGGCTGAACTTGCTGCGCTCTGATACCTGTCCACACTCCGCGAGAGTTTCGATTGTTTACAGCAGTATCCGATGGGTCGTTCCAAGTGTGATCAATGATTTCCCACTGCATGAGCAAATCAGTAGCGTTTCGCGCTGTCGGCTTGATGTTGTCTTTCAAACGCTCATCAGATGATGTGGTGATGGATTGGTTTCCGATGTACCAAGTGGTAGTTCCAGAACCATTGGAGACGCGAGACAAGTAAGAGTTATCCGAAAGCGTATCGCTTGCATAGAGATATATTCCACAAGCACTACTCGCAGCACCAGTTTGACCTACTGCTAACTGCCCTTGAAGTGTTATCTTGGCTTTAGCTGTTGTCGTCCCCACCAGCCAATTGCCACTGGTGTCAAACTGTCCAACAACAGCATTACCAGCACCAAATCCCAGCTTTCCGGTACTCAACAGCAACATATCGTCACCGGAGCCACTGCCTGCGAGATTCAACCAAGAACCGATGTAATACTTTGCCGTGCCACTGTTTTTGAACGTGATGTATGGTGCATTTGTGGCATCCATCGTCAGTGCGGCAGTAGTGCCAGAAGTGCTGACGCTCCCAGTAACCGCTACATTCCCAGTAGCCGTCAACGCATTCCCAGCACCCGTCTGCGTGATCGTCAGCGCCGTGGATGCACTGTTGACTGCAAGTGTGGTTGCGCCGGAGTCGGCTACAGTGATCGCGCTATCTTGTGTCGCACGACCAGTAGTACCGTCCCAACGGACCAGAGCATTGTCGGTAGATGTACCCGATGGTCCCTTGACGTTGGAGGCATCAGCAGTGGTCAGAGCATCGAACTCAGCACCAATCTCAGAACCCTTGATAATCTTCGCAGGGTTGCCTGACAGCAGGGTATCCTTAGCTGCAAAGTCAGTGATCTTAACGTAGGTTGGCATTATTTGTACGCTCCATCTTTAGTGTAAATATCTATCCGTTGAATAGATATGGGATAACCCACAATCTGGCACTCAATGCCAACTTGGAAAACCTTACCTGTACCGCTACCCTGCAACCCTAGCGATTTTATAACTAAGTTGCGGGTATATTCACCAATACCGTATTCTGCGATGTTGTATTCAGCAACCGTAGAGGTATCGGTAATCGTAGTGGTTGCTGACTTTGTGGCTGATGTATAGTCAAACCCCCACTTCAGCACAACCTGCTGGTTGAGTGTACCGAACAGCGACAACACTGCTTTCTTGAACACCGATGTGCGAATCGGGTCACCGAAGTCAATCCAGTTGGTGTAATAACTCATCCGGTACTCAGCACCATTATCTGAATAACCTGCGTACTGAGCGATGTAACCGGGCTGACCCATATACAGCACCCGATCAGATGAGTAGTGGTAGCACCGTGGATGGATACTTGACCACGTTGTAACCCGGTACGATCCGTCCTGCATTGGTGTACGCATGTCGAAACAGAACGTCACCAGCGAGTTCTTGAATGTCAGCAGGTAAAACGCATCCACTGGTGAGTAGATTGACCGAATCGTAGTCGCACTGTTCTCGTTGATCAGGTAACTCAACAGATCATCGTTGACCGTGCGACTGATCGTGGTGATCGGTGCAGACTTCTCTTGGATCGTGCGACCGAGTGTGCGCAGACCACCACCAGAGAGGAACACAATGTCGTCAGGCAGATTCTCAATGGTGTCTCGACCCATGCACCCGCAGTTTCCTATGGCATCGTAGAGGGTCATGGTGGAGGGGTCTTTGGCACCTGTGTAGATCAGAATCTGCTTGGCACCGAAGATGATCAGTTGATTGTTGTGAGCAGCAAGACCCACGATCTCATCCCCACCTTGCGGGAACACACCGTACAAGTTCAACGATCCAGAAGTACCACCTGACCACTTCTGGTGGGTCAGTGTGTCGGTCCAATAGACCGTCATGTGGTCAGTGTCGGTTCTGGCCGCCCAGATGCGCCCGTAAGCCGAGATTGCACAGTTGGCTTTGGGTACAGTACCTGTGGCTGATGGATGCTCACTGAGCCTGCGGTAAGTGGTTGTGGACAGCGAGGGGTCGTAGGTCAGCGCATCATATCCCTCTTGGAAGAAGATGATCGCACCGTTGAGGTCACACGTTTGCCAGTTGTTCAGCACAATCGTGGGTGCTGCACCGCCGCCGCCATAGGTCAGTTCGGTCAGAGTGGAGCCGACAAGCTTGAACAGCTTACCGTTACCAGCAGCCACAATGGTGCTTGTACCAGTGGTTTCGATGAGTTCACCAATGCACTCAATGTCAGCAGAGCCTAACGCAACGCTGGTATCACTGACAGTTTCCCAGCCTTTGCGAGAACCCACGCGACCGAACTTGTCGATGATACAGTTGTTCGCCTCAAGAGCGAACTTACTGTCCATATCAACAGGAGCATCTTGGGTATTGAGTCCCGCAAAACCCGGTGCAGTGATAGAGAACGTGCGTATCGGTTGCATCAGGTTACATCCCAAACGTCAAAATCAGGGGTACGAGACTGCTCCAGTGCAATCCTATCCGCAAGGATACCACGATACAGCCCGTAAGCCTCACCAGATGACAGACCACCATCTTCGCCACGCTCAGTAAGCGCCCGAGCAAACGCACCAGCAACTACCGGATCAGCAGGTACTGAGATAACGTCAGCGTCATCGGAGAGGTCAACTTGGGGTACATTCATGTTGAATGCCACCGTGTATGCACCGTTGGGTGTAGGCCAGAGTTCCACCTTGGAGTCAGTACCATCAGACCCGTTCCATGCCCAATAGCTAGGCACTTCAGGGGTCGTGGTGGTCAGTTGCTGCTGATCCTCTATCCACTTCATGGACACTTGACGCAGCCTTGCCTGCCGACCCGTTGTGGTGATGTTGGCAGTAGTACCCTTATGACGAGTACCCGAACCTGTCACCGTGTAGGTGGAGGTATTGGCAACAGTGGTCACGTTCAGAGTGGTGTTGAGTACATCCCACTCCCACGCTTCCTCTACCTGCCGCTTGGTGTCATTGACATACAGGCCGATCATCTTCGAATAAGCGGTCTGCTGCACAGTCGATACCGTATCCTCACGCAGACGCATGAGGACTTCATTGACCATTGAGAGATAAGTTGCCATTATTGATTCTCACCAGTTAGCATACCTTTTTGGAAGGCGCGGGTTTTCTTACCTTGCACTCCTGAACTGACAGGGCGCGGTGCCCTCAGAGTTTCTTGGAGTTGGTCAACCAATGCCGCCATTCTCGCACGTTCAGATTGCAACCGAGCCATTTGATCTGTCTTAGTGGCGATTTCGTGTGCCATCAAGCGGTAGTTGGTGCGGTTAGCAAGCTGTTCAGCAAGCAACGCTTCCATACGACCAAGAGTTTGAGTTTGAGCGTTAGCCTTGTCAATGACACCTTGTACCCATTGACGATCAGCCATTTTGGTCTTGACTTGTGCGTCAGACAAACCTTTGAATTCAGGTAGTGCTTTCTGAATATCAACAGCAGTCTTGTTCCACGCCACTTTCTCGGCAGCGGTCATTGCGAAAGTTTGACCTGAAGCAACCTTCTGAGCAGCAGAATTCAGATTTGCACCAGTATTGGATTGCCAAATTTCAGGAGTTGCACCCTTGACACCTTGATCAGCAGCGCGAAGTTTTCCAGTGATTGGGTCAAGATCAAACAACATTCCACCACTAGCAGGCTTACGAGGTGCTGCTGCTTCTGCTTCTGCTGCTGCTGCTTCTGCTGCTGCGCCTTGACGCATACTGAGGTCACGGACCCGAGCATCTTCCATCCGCAATGCACCCATTTGTCCACCAACTGGTCCTTCAGACAATCCAATCTGTGGAATATTGGGTGCTTGTGATGTAGGTTGCGGAGCCTCGTAAGGCTTGCCAGCGGTAAAGTTGGGACGGTATGAAGTTTTACCGGGTGCCGGAAGCAACCTCTGATCAAGAACTTCAGTAACTGGTACTTTGGTTGGTGCTTCCGGTAAAGGAATACGGCGATCCAACGGGGTCGCGTTCTTAGCTTGATAAGCTTCACTGAGCATCTTCTCCAGACGCAACTTACCGCCAACAGATGCTATACCCGCTGATACAGCAGATGTAGCCACTGGCGCACCAAATGTGGAACCTACAGCAAAACCTAACGTACCAGCGGGACCACTGCGAACAGGAACGTGAATCTTTGTTCCTTCCTTCTTAGCGTACACATTACTGACTTCAGGCATATTTGCAGCAAATTGACCCATTTCGGCAGCAGCACCTGTGAGATTGTGCTTACCTGCCATTTCAGCAGCAAACACCATGGGGTCCACCTGACGAGTAGCCAAGTTGGTGGCACGTTCAAGCGAGTATGCTTGAGCAAGTTTCACGCGACTGTCTTTCAGTCGTTTCGCTAGTTCAGGCGATGCGTTCAATTCTAGGTGTTTGTCCAGAATGTTCGCAATCTCCATCTTGGCATCAGCCATTGCCCGAGTAGTTGGGTCAACTTGCGCTGTACGAGCAGTGTCGTAAACCTCTTTGGCTTCCTTACGCAATGCCCGAGTGGTCTTGATGAGTTCGGCAGCATCTACACCTTCACCAAGGCGTTCGGCGACAACATCACCAAGGCGTTTAACCTTACCTGCGTCAACAGCACTTGTGCCCATCAGATCAGGTACTTCAATATTCCTGACTTGACTTACCAATTCTGCATCAGGAACAATAGTCCCGATATTCGCAGCTTCACGGTATGGTGCAGCAATTCGGGTCTTTGCATCTTTATATGCTTTGGCGTCCAATGGTGTATCTTTGGCGATGCCTAGTTCTTTACGCACCATTTCATTGAACTTTGGTGCATTGTTGATACTTGCGGCAGCGTTGAAATAGTCACTATTGACAATAGCGTTATCAATCGTAGCCTTCATTGAAGGATTGACCACTGCTGGGTTCATAGTGAGTTTGTTCTTCTTACCTATGTTACCAGCGTCAATCACAGCACTGCGTTGCCAATCAGCAGAAGATAATGCTTGAGCCTTCGCAGCTTGTGCTTCAGGTGTGAACCCTTTTGCGACATTCACACCCTTCTTCACACCTATAAACCCAAGTGCTTGAGGTATCGCTTCCTGAACAGCATTTGCAGCCATTCCTCTTGCGGAAAGATTGTCACCTTGACCCCGAACCACATCGGCAACCGAACCACTCACGGCACTGACACCTTGACCGATTTTCTCAGGTATGAAATTCAGAGGGTTGTATTCGGACCTACCCGCAGCAGTGCGAGGCTCATACGTTAAGGTACTCTCAATTCGCTGTTTTGTCTGTACCGGGTTGTTTGGAGCAATTCCCAAATAGTCAGCGAACATTGCCGCAATACCACCCACATCAGAGACAGGTTTTGCAACCATTGATGTGGCTATTTTCGCCAGTGGTTCAGTCACACCACCTACAGCTTGGGTAAAGACCGAAGGGCGCGATGGTTGAGGTGCAGGAGTAGCACCTTGTCGCTGCACCCGAGTAGCAGTGTTGAACGCAGCAGCGGATGGTGTGTACGCAGGCGCATCTAAAAAAGCGTCAATAGCATCCGGTGCCGCACTTGGTGGTGCGGGAGCATCCAGAAAAGCATCAATAGCGTCTGTCATTTGATTTCAATCCCTCTCGATTGCATATCTAACAGTATTTGCCGGGCTTGTTCTCTAGTTATTGTCTTACCAACTGCCGCTTTTACACTAGCCGGAGTCGTAAAATTAAAAGGTTTTTCACCATAAGTTACCGGAGTATTTGACGGGGATTTAGGTGCTTCCGGCTTCCTCAAAAACATTGTCTCAGGAAGTCCATTGTTCTTGAAGAACGTTTTACGTTCACCACGAGCAACAGAAGAATCCCAATCATTAACTGATTTGAGCATATCCAGTTTGCGCTGTCGAGCCATTGTTAGCAGAGTATCTTTCTCCATTGACAAAGCACCTGTCATTGCTTTACGCAAGAACTCACGTTCAGCAGGAGTATCCATACCCTTGGCACCAATACCTAGAGATTGGATCAACGGAAAAACCTCTGAACTCATCATAACGTCAGCGATTTCAGTATCCGATGCTTTCTTGGCTGCATCCATACCCCCAAGGGCGGCAATGACCTTATTCATACCGAGGCGAATGTCGGCCATTGTGCCAGTGCTAACGTCACCTGTCTCAAGCTGGGTAATCAACCTATCAATCTTCGGGATAACTTCAGCAGATGCTTTAGCGGATTTGTAATCGGACAGTGCAAGTTCGTTACCTGTTTCAGCACCTTTTTGTGCACCTTTAATTAAACCAGCTACTTCAGGTGACTTACCTGCCGATACTTTACCCTTCAATTCAGGACCTATACCGTAACGAACCACTCCGTTTTCATCAACATACTCTTTGACAGTGGTGCTTTCGGCAGCAACCTTTTCCGTACCGATCTTGTAGAGTTTCCCAAGGGTGGACGCATCAATTTCTTGATCCGTACCTGCTTTGTAGAACTTACCTGTCGTTGGGTCTTGCTGAACTATTTGATTGGCCTCAGTCTTGTAAGTAACGCGAGATGGTTGTTTGCCAGTTTTTGCTGCCTGCATGGCTCTGACCATTCCGGCAAGGTATTTATACTCATCGGAATCTTGCTGTCCATCTGCACTTAACTCTCGCATCCGATCAAGGTATTGAATCAACTTGTCATCTTTACCGCCGGGTTGATAAGCCTCGTTCTTCTTAATCTGAGAACGCTTCAATTCCTCTGCCGTTTGGAGTTCTTTTACCTTACGAGCCTCTTGAACCCAGCGTTGTGCCAATGACGGATTCACGTTCATCAGCCTACGCGCACCCTCAAGCAGTCCTTCGGCAGTGGATGTGTCCAACCCTTGAGTAGCCTGCTGAACCTGCTGCGCCATCTGCTCCTGTGGACTCACACCACCTAGAGCCTTAGCACCTGCACCCGCAAGCATACCGACACCTTGATAGATGCCCATGTTGGCACGTTCAAACGGGTCGAGTTTTGCGTACTGGAGTGCGTTGGCCTGTAGTTGCTGCTGGCGTAGTTGAGCAATCTCATCAGGTGTTGGTCCGAACAGACCTGTCAAATCGTTAGCCATTACAGTTTTGCTCCTGTCATTGGATCAAACTTATATCCGGTAAGCATATTACCAGCACCTGTCAATGCAGTAGCCCAAGGTGAGTAGGCATTCGCAGGTGCCATTGTAGATGCTGCGCCTGTCATACCACCTGCGAGTAATTTACCCGCCTGAGCATTCGCAGCACTTGTCTGACCACCTAAACTTATACCCACATCCATTGCGTTCTGACCCAAACCTTCAATGGTCTGAGCAGTACCCAAAGCAGTCTTGAACGGGTTGTATGCTGCGGTCTGATTAGCGTACATGGAGCCGAGCAGGTTGCTACCTGATCCGGCAAGGTTCGCACCGCCAGATAGAATATCCATACCCACACCTGTAAGGGTCTTGTATGGGTTGTATGCTGCGGTCTGAGTATCGAACATGCCACGGATCAGGTTGTTACCTTCACCTGCCATCTTCACACCATAGGAACCAAGTCCTGTAGCAGCACCCAAAGCAGCGTTGTACGGGTTGTATGCAGCAGTTTGTGCACCATACATACCTTGCAACAAGTTACCGCCCGTATCGACCATGCCTGCGCCGAACTTAGCGTAGTCCATGCCGCCACGGGTAGCGTCTGCTGCAAGCTGGTTGTTCTGCTGCAACTGAGCGTTCAGAAGTGCCTGCAACTGCGGGTTAGCAGCACCTTGACCACCTACTCCACCACCGATAGCGAACCCGCCACGGCCCTGTGCCTGCATTTGAGCCTGCAACTGCGCCAGTGCGTCAGCACGACCGGGTTCCAGCAGACGCATCTGATCAGCGTAGTATTTCGCTGCCTGAGCCTGTGGATCGGTAGCCAAGTACCCTTGACCAAGCTGCATCGCTCGTTGTGCAGCAGCACCCATTGGAGCAGTAGCTGCCTGTACTGCGGCAGGGTTTACCCTAAAACCTTGCGCATCGGTCATCAGACCGCCACTCAGACTCATCGCATCCTGACCTAATCCGAGTGCTTGCTGACCCGCAGCACCAATCGGCAACGTGGCATTCTGGATCGACTTGGGATCGTAGAAGAACTGCTGCGCTTGGTTGAATACGTTGCCACCAGTGGTCAGCATATTCTGACCCTGAGCCATGGCTTGCTGTGCAGCAGCACCTAGAGGGGCAGTTGCCGCTTGTGCACCTTGAGCCTGTGTCAGCAGACCACCGAGGCTACCCATTGTCTGATCACGCAGGGCCTGCATCTGCGGTGTCAAGTTGTAACCAGCACTTACAAGATTACCCTTGTCATCGTATCCGAACTGCGATGATCCGAAACCAGTGGTTACACCAACAGGTTTGAACTTTGCAGCGTCAGCAGCGATCTGTGCAGCACGAATCTGAGCATCGGCCTGAATCTTTGCAGCTTCCTTTGCCGACTCACCCGCTGCCAAACCACCTGCTGTACTCAGCAGACCGGGTAGATAAGGTTTCAACCAATCAGGTACGACCGATGGGATCGGTACACCGGGCGTTGTAGGTGTAGTGGGTGCAGGAACAGTTACTCCCGGCGTAACTAGACCACCCCCTGCAGTAGTAAGTTCAGGCGCAAGTGTCGTACCACCCAATGCCGCAGCGGTAGCTGCACCACTAGCTGCACCTAATGTCGGTAACGCAGCACCTGCGGTTACAGCACCGAGTTCGGGAGCAAGTGTCGCTCCCGCAGTGGATAGACCTAAACCACCAGTTGCTGCCGCATTTGTCGTACTGGCTAGACTTCCTGTACCTAATGTACCGGAACCTCCAGACAAGCTATACATTCCCGAACCAGTGCCTCCTGTGGCAGTACCTGCGGCAGTACCTGCGGCAGTACCTGCGGCAGTACCTGCCATTGCAGCGTTATTCAAAAGTCCTGCACCGCCAACTATGGCGAGACCTGTCTGAAAATCTTTGTTGTTTAGAGTGTCGTTGACAGAGCTTACAAAGTGTCCAATAGGGTTCGCCGCCCCGCCGCCCATCTGGAATGGAGAGCCAACAGTATTTCCAGAAGCATTAACAGGTTGATAAGTATTACCACCCAAGTGTTTAATGCGATTTGTTACGTTTCCTGTTGTGTCGTAATAGGTTAGGATATTACCGTCTTGCTTCAGATAGCCTTCCGGTGGTAGCTGTTCGATGCCCTCTCCATCAGTCGCACTACCGTGTCCTGCCGGGTAAATAGGAGTCATTCCAGCGGGGTTAAATGCTGGTGCAGGAGCCGGGGCTGGTGTAGGACTCATCATTCCACCCCCACCAACACCTACACCCGAACCATTCTGAGGTCCAAACACAGCATCGACCGAGCCGGGAGCAAAGCCCCACATCTCGTCCATCTGTGCATTGGTTAGACCATACGCATTTTTAAGGATCGCGTAAGCATTCTGCTCTGGAGAATTCCCATTAATCGCAGCCATTTGCTGCGCTTGCTGCGTAATTACCGCGATATCGGGATAAGCCATGATCTATCCTACTGCTGAAGAAACGAAGGAACCTGTATTTTAGCTGGTCGCCCCCGTTTAAGGGTCAACACTTCTTTGGGGGCCGCTTGGTGCGATTCTGTTTGGAGGGTTTCTGTGGCTTGAGCATCCTGAAGTTCCTCAGTGTACCCTTCATGCTTGCGCAACCCAGCAATATCATTCTCATTTGAAAATGACACCTTGTTACCAGACCGCTTACAAATGAAAGTTACTTGTGTCATAAAAGAAACCCCGCCGAAGCGGGGCTAGTTGGTTGATTACCAGCTTGGGCGACCGACTATGAACTTCACAGTGGTCGATGCGAGGTTGATAGCACCCGCAGAGTTGTTCAGCAGTGTCAGCGTCACAGTGTTTGCAGCAGTCACTGCACCACCGATAACGGCATCCACTGTGTCAACACCTACCGAGACACCCATCACAATGTCGCCAAGTGCTACATTGGGAACAGTCACATCAGCCGAAGCAAATGTACCCGAACCTGTCGCAGCATTAGCGAAGTCAACGGTATCCGTTACGCACCACAGTTCAGTGAATGCACCCTGAAACTGTTTAGCACCTTGTTGTACTGTAGCCATGATTTATTCCTTTGTTAAGTTAGAAACTAGGGACCGAAGTCCCTAGAGTTCAGGGATTACGCAGGAACTCAAGCGGGCACAACAAATGCGAGTGCAGCGTAGTCACGCAGTTCTTTGACACCATACACAGTGTCAGAAGTCACCAGAGTACCGAGGTACTCTTGCTTGTACTGAGACTGCGAACGGATGCCTTGCTGTTCAGCGTGAGCCATAGCATCTTTGTGCAGGATCATACCAGCGCGATACTTGGTATCAGAGGGAGTAGAAGTGGACCAATCCACAGTGTTACCCAATTCGTCAACGTATGCGGCACCGGTGGGGGCAGCAGACGAGAATGTCACAGACTGAGTGGAGGTCACGCTGTTAACGTGAATCCACGGGCAGTTTGTGGAGGTGAACACTTCAACACCGTACAGGTTGCCCAAACGGCCTGTCTTGATCACATCACCAGAGCCGACAAAAGCCTGCTCAGTGAAGCGGGAAATACCGCGCAGCACGTTGGCTTCAACCGGGGGGATCACCAAGGACAGTTCAGCGCTGGACAGGTCAGCATCTTCCAGAGTCTGGATCATCTTGCGAATACCAGCATCAGTCAGAGCAGTACCGTTACCGGGAGTGGCACCAGAGAAGTTGGTAGAACCGTCACCACCGATCACAGCCTTTTCGTAGGCAGCAGCAGCAGAAATCGTACCACCATTGAAGCCAGCGCCCAACAGGTGCAAGTGCTGATCCACTTGACGAGCCAGTGCATAACCAGCATCTTCAGTGTAGAACTTGCGCATGGAGGACAGGGCCTGCATTTCAGCAATATCTTCGTACAGTTTGCTGTACTCGTAGTGCTTGTCGATCAGAACGTCAACCACGCTGTTGGTCGAAGCGATCAGAGTCACTTGAGTGTTTGCAGCCTTGGAGGATGCTGTTCCACGGGCGGGAACCGGGATGTGCAAGGTGTCACCCTTACGACCTTTGAAACTGATCTTTGTGACCAGATTCGCCAGAACAAGCTTCTGCTTGTAAACGGCAATGACTTCATCACTCCACAGTTCGGGGATGAAATTGCCTGCTACCGCTGTGGTAACTTGATTAGTACCGAGACCCATGATTAACTCCTAAATGAGATTTACTTAACCCGACCCTGGTATCCAGACGTATCTTCGGAATACTCGCTCCCTCGACCATTCAGTTTGCGGATATCTGCAATGAGTGTCATCTGCTGTTCAGTATATGGTCCCCGGAGATCAATTCCTCTCGATTCTATCCATTCCAAGGTCTTTTCTGCTTGCTTCTTTTTAGCAATCAGAAGGTCTTGTACCATGAACAGAGCCTTCGAAACTCTCGGTCGACCATCAATATGAACTTCCCACTGGTATTTCCGATTCCCTTGCTTTTGACGACCATAACACTGATAACTTATGTCTAATTTGTCCAAAATTTCACAGTATTTGAATACCAGAATCTTAGATGTATTTGACATCTTCAGTGTAGGAACAAAAGTAGGTCCTCGCTTAATAACAGTGATGCTTCCTTCACCATCAATGATACCCGCTAACCAACCTAGTTCAAATTGAGTAGCAGTCACTTCACACGCCCTTCACTATATGCCGCAAGAATTTCATCTTGCATTGACTCATATTTACCGGGGTCACGAATTTTCAGACGGATGAGGTCTGCGCGGCGGTAAACTTTTCGTGTACTCTCACCTGACCCACCAGTTTCAACGGCTGCTGATTTCAACGCCTGATTACGAGCAGTGTGGTCCACTTCCGCAACCTTTTGTTGTTTCACAGCACGAAGTTCCTTGTAGGTCGAAAACAATTCGTTAGCAGCATCAACATCGTACTGATCGGCCTGTTGAAACAGTTGTTGCCGAACCTTACTAGCAGCAATCCAGTTCCTGAACTCTTGATCCGATGTCAATTGAAAGGCATCTGGATGCAATTGAACAAGTTTCTGTCTTGCTTGCTCCGCTTGTAACTGACGAGCATATTGTTCTGCTGCCAATACTCGCGGATTGTTTTCAATCTGCTGTCGAATCGCTTCCTGTGGATTCTCGAAAAAATCTACTGGCTTTGCTTCCTCGACTTGCGGCTTAGGTGTCAGTTGTGACTTAATCAATTCGTCTGCAAGTTTACGAACCTCGTGTACCTCATTCATCGTGCGACCAACTAGCTTTTCAGCCTCTTGGTGCATCTTGACCACATCAGCGACACTCTTGCCGCGATATTTCTCGGGTAACTCTGGTTCTGCCTGCTTAGGTTCTTCTTGAATCTGCTGTTCCACAGTCTCAAGTTCACCTACCTCGGAATTGCCATCAATATCCTGAATTTCAGCCATTACTTTCCTTCCGGTCCATTTCGGATTGTCGGTTAATTAAATCCACTGCCAAAGTTGGTTGTAGTGGTACGCATTCAATTTATATCACAAAAAGGTATGTAGTCAAGCCCTTTTAGCCTTGATTCGTGCGTTTTCCTCACGAATCCGTGCCCAACGGTCTGCTGCACCGGGAAACGCCCCGGTAATACCCTCAAGTCTTACTGTGGGCATTGACTGCAACATGGTCGCATTACCCCCGCACTCAGGGCATTCAATGGTGCGAAACTCACTATCCACCAGTTTCTCAGTGATAGTTCCACAATTTCCACAGCAAAAATCATTCATCAACTTCATTCTTCAACCCTTCATAAGCTTGTTCACTGATTGAGCCAATACTGAGCATCCAGCGCATCATGGATACCTCACCCTTGCGAAAGTCGAGTGAGTGATTCTCAGTGACTGATGAGAGAGTGTCGGTAGCTTTGAGCATCCCTTCAATATCCTTCATCAGTTCTTTCCATGCGTCAGAGCCGCACATTACTATGCGGTCCTCATAATACTTTTGTAGTGCTATATCCATGCTGATCCGTTCCAAGTTTGAATGGTTCTGGTTTCCCAACTACTACCTATGTATCGTTTCAATACACCAGTAACCCATGCTGATCCTGTCCAGTATTTGAGATTACCTTGAGTGGTAACAGATAATGTAGCGTTGAACGAAAATGATGCAGAACCCTGCATCGCATTGGGGTCAACCGTACCGGAACCCCAAGAGTCACCCCAGCTAGACCCCCAGCCTTGAAATGAGGTAGCCATTTAAGCTGGCCCCCATTCGCTCCCACTTTGTCCATTACCTGTTACAGAATAGCCATTGACTGACACAATGTTGGCGTTAACCACATCAGTAGCAACCTCAGTAGTACCCGTCATAATGCCAAGCGCATAAGGTGTCATAGTTGCGGAGAATGTCAGCGATGCCGTAGCTGTGGCACTGACTTCCGCACCCAATTCAGGAGTGTTTGTGCTGATTGTGAATGCAGTCTCGCCAACAGCAGCAAGCGAGGCAGTAAGCAGCGCATCAGCCGCAGCAAATGTCAGCGATGCCGTACCCTCACCACTGGAGATCAGTTGACCCGCTGCGTCAGCGACCGTGAAAGTGATACTCGCTGGCGCGTCTGCTGTGATACCACCAACTGCCGTACCAGTGCCGGATATGGTCGCAGTCATGGTGTACCTTGCAGCCAAGGCTCCGCCCTTCTGAGGCATCATCCAAGTAGCAGGGTGACGGTATCCAGAAGGAAGACCGACTAACTCGCTGGTTATTCCTTCACCCGCTGTCAGGTTTCGGATGCGGTTTGTCTGACTGACGTTACTTTGCAGAGGCGAGGCAATGGTGCTCAGAAACGCAGTCTGACCGAAGTGACGCACACCCCGCGCAAATACCTGTATTCCGTTGCAGCCGAGTGCCATCAGATCACCTCTGCTGACTCAGGCAGACCAGCAGCCACCAGTTGCTCACGGCAGACTGTTTTCTGCGCCTCAACGATAAGCATTGCAAGGCGGTACACATCCCCGCGCCACTGGGGATAATCCTCAATCACGGCAAGAATGCGCGGGTCCATGATCAGGTGCCGTAACCGTAGTCGAAGTCAATATTCACCGTACCTGCGGAGGTGGTCGCACCCGTTTGGAACAGCAGGAACTGAATGTTTGCACCGTCTGGAATCTTGCGCATTGACGGGAAACTGTTTACCAAGTCCATTTTGGAGTACAGGCCAGTGGCAGGTACAGGAATGCACCACAGCGGTTTGCACAGTCCGATGATCACTGAGCCTGAAGCATGGGCAGTACCAGACCACACCAAGGAAACAATGTCACTGACTCCGGTATCACCCGCTGCCAAAGGAAGGAACGGGTTGTACTTATTTGCCGCAGCACCCGTATTGAGCAACTGACCCACACCCATCGAAGCAGTGGATGTGAAGGTTGTGGTTGCACCAGACGCGCCGCCTTGGTCAAGGTAGTTAATGACACAAGTCGGTGCGTTGGCACCCATAGCCACAACCGAGGATGCAACGAACATCCGCAGGCCCACACCGTTCGCGTACCGATCACCCTTTGATGCAGTGTTGCTGATGGCGGTCATGGTTACCGTCTTGGTGCCTGTTGTGCTGACGTTGGTCGTGGTCAATGGGACATAGCCCACCATGTCAATCGCCATAACGTACCAAGGCGCACCAGCAGCAGCCACCACACAAGCCCCAGCGGTCAGGAAGTGCTTGGTGCCGGGAGACACATCACCACCTGTGTAGATAGTGCCTTGACTCCATGTGTCATCGGTTGGAACATAGGTCAGATCAGTACCAGCGAAGGTGGACGCAATGGGCCAACCTGCATGTGGAGCCAACAAAGTCCACGCGCCAGCAGTACCAGCGGAATTGAGCGTCTTGGTCATCGTGACCGTGTCGCCCTTACCGTTGGTCGTTAAATCCTGAATTAGTTGGTCTTGTGAGGCCCATCCCATAATCTGCTCCTTAGTTCCAGACGGTTTCCAAAGTGCCGATAAGCTGACTAGAGGCCAAAGACCCCTGTGAGCCTTCAGCGAAGATATTCAGCACCGCACCATCCTTGATCTGAGGTGCGCCTGCTGAGTGAATGATTGACATAAATTCGTCTGCTGCACCAAAGGCCACGCCAGTAGTCGTGCGGCACTCTTGGGTGACATAACCATTAAACAGCGGCTTGACAATCACAAGTGCCATCAGGCCACCACCCGCTGCGGTAAAAGTCACTGACTCGATAGAACGCACCCCGGTGTCACCTAGTGCAAGTGAAACGTATGGGTTGTAGCTTGCGCCCACACCATTAGCAGCGACCACTTGACCACCACCAGCAACAGCAAAAGTGAAAGTGTTTTGGCTTACCCTGCCAGCTACACCATCCTGATTCGTGTAGGTCATGGTGAACTGCCCTGTGGTCGAAGCAGCAGACTGAGCAACAGCAATCACGCGACCAGAGGTGTAGCGCGGGATGGTTACTGTGTTGTCCATCACCTGAGTTTCACCAATCGCGTCAGTATCAATGAACGGGTAATACAGCAGGTAATCACACAGAATCAGTCGTTGCCGAGCATTCACAGCGCTTCCGGTATTTGCAGTCATCACCGTGAGCGACTTCAGGTGCTGCGTTGCCGGGGAGACTGTCGGCACCTTAATGCCCTTGTCAGCCTCAACAACAGCAGCCACGGAGGGGGATGATGCGTAAAAGTTGGCAGGCGGTGAGCCAGCAAAGTAGCTGTAATCAATCCATGCGTTTGCCGTGGTCGCAGCCGATGCCACAGTCTTTCTGAACTGCGTGAACCAGCACTGACCTAACAGGTCAGCGTTGGCAAACTCACCGACATTTGCAAAGCCGGACATTAGTCAGCCGAGATTGACAAAGCACCAATTGCGAATTGCGGCTGGATGCCGCTAGACACATTCAGCGTTGCACTCAGCGCACCAGAAATCATCATATTCACAGAACTGCTTGCAGTATCAACCACTGCGAAATGGGTGATTGCGTTAGTGCCACCAGTGCAAGCACCAAACTGGATCAGAGCGGCATTCGTGAATGGGCTTGATGTACCAGTCCAAGCACTGGATTTTGTCAGTGCAACCCGCGCATATCCGGTGTAAGTAGCCTCTGCCACCAGCGATGCGGATTCACCCGGATCAGCAGTGAAAAGCGCGAGGTACTGCGTGGCACCCGCACGGTAGCTGGGGTCTGTGCCGCGCAGGAACATATCCAGTGCAGCCGTTTCCGTAGTATTTGAAAGGGACATAATAAGCCTTTATGAAATATCAAGCCAAAGCTGATTTAACTGCGGATTGGCTGGCGCAGTGGATGATACTGTAATTTGCCAAGCATTACCAGCAACGTGAACGGCACCTACTTGCTCACTTTTCTGGACAATTTCGCCTGCGTCAATGATTTTACCTGTGGATAACTTGAGCACCAAATGTCCATCCATAGCCACTTCTGCATCAACAACAGAAGTACCGTTTGCACCCCTAGCGCCATCTTTACCGTCCTTACCGTTTAGTCCGGCTTGTCCAGCAGGCCCAACATCACCGCTAGGACCACGAGGACCAACAGGGCCAGTATCGCCTTTATCACCCTTGTCTCCTTTGTCACCTTTTTGAAGCTGCCGAGCCTCAAGATCGGTCACACGTTTATCGAACTTGTCGAGCAACTTACCCAAAAACATCCCCACCCCGGTCAGTTTGACCGATGGGTCAACTGACGGAGTTACGAGTTTCTTGAGGGTTTCGGAAATCATGCGTTTTCGGCAGTTTTCATGTAGTCGGACTCAGCGGCAGCTTTCTGCTGCATCTGTTTCGTAGCGATTCGCTCGTTGGAGGCAATATCCTCGGCCTTGAGGCTCAAGTCCTTCTCCTTGAGCATCAGATCAGCGATTCTAGCTCTACGCTCAAAGTCAGCAGACTCGTTATCATCGTTCAAGTTGTTGCTCAGTGCTGCAACCAGCTTGGCCTGCGCCACTTGCGGCACAACTTGTGCTTCAGCAGCAATCTTAGCCGTTTCGGCCTTGGTTTTCTCAACCTCAGCCATCTTCTGCGCACCCTCAAGCTGGATCGCCATCTGCTGAACCTGCTGCTGCTGCGGATCAGGTTGTGCAGCCTTCTGCAACTGGACCAGCATTTCTTCACGGTTGCTCAGGGAACTGTTCTTGATCACCGACTGCATCAGGATCGGAGTCAGGGGACTGTTGGCACCCAATGTCTGGATCAGGAATGCCAACTGCTTCTGCTCGTACTCACGCGCAACTATGCCCAAGGTAGCTGTGGGGATGAACTTCACATCCGCAGAGGGGTAACGCTCAGGGTCAAACTGCATGTAACGCCATGCAGCCTTGTAGATGAACGGGATCAGGAAGTCCTCTTGGAAGTTAGTCAGTACCCGCTTGTACTTCTTGATCATGGTCGCTGTAGCCATGTCAATGCCACCAGCGTCCCGCGACACCTGAGTGGGGCTACCCGCAGAGTCAACCGTAGATGTTGCCATGAGCAGCATACGCTCAAACTCTTTGGAAGTCTGCATGGCTGCACCATCGTTGGTGCCGAACTTGAACGGGAAGATAATCTCGTTAGGTGCACCGTTGGTCAGGAACGCTTTACCGGGCTTGACCTCGAACTTCGCACCACGGGGCAACCTAGACGCATCCAAACCGACCATGGGGGCCACTGTAAGGGCCAGAGCGTCCATGTGGGAGCGCATGGACCCATCCACAGCACTCTGCATATTAAACGCCTTCTCAGCGGTCCCACGCCCCAGCAAACGACCCGGTACGGTATCTGCCTGATAGGTCAGAACCGGACGGTCCTTCATCATGTAGGGGGATTCTTCAGCCTTGAGCAGAATCGAACCATTGGCGACCACGACAATGGCTTCCACCATGTCTTTGTAGTCCTCAGTCTCGGACTCGTCATCAATGATCTCCTCGACCTCCTCACCCTCACCGAGATACTCGCGGGGGACTAGGCCGTAGTAGGTCAGCAGCAGTACCTTGTCATCCTCGTAGTTACGCGACTCTTGAGTGCTTTCCAACGAGTCATCCTCGTACATGGAGGTAATGTCCACGTTTTTGTACTTGCCAGCGGTGATACCAGCAGCGATCTTGTGGATGCTGACGTACTTCTCAATGGCGCAACCCATACAGTCGTTAATGTCGGTGCCGTTGGGGTCGAAAAGGAAGTTTTTGGGGTTGATGGGGTTCAATTTGACCGAAATCCGGTCTTTTTCACCCGTACCGTAGGCCATCTGACCACCACCCATGGGTACACTCATCGGCTTGTACTGCTTTTCCTCACCAACGATGACCTCGCCGATCCCGGTGCCGTAAATCTCAGCCAAAAGTGTGATGTGGTCGAAGGATTTGCGAATTTTGTCCTGCGCAAAGTCCTCGTTTAGCTGGTTTTTGAGGCGTTCTACGTCCAAGCCACCATTCTGGTCAGCAATATCGTCACTAATGTCGAAAAACTCACCTTGACCGAAGATAGCTTCGATAATCTCAGCGTGACGAGTCTCAATAGCCTGCTGGGTAGCGGGTGAAATGACCTTGGAACGCTCAGATTGGCGACTCTTGTCCTCTGCTGCCCACTCGCCGCGCCAAACACGTTCCCACTTTAACCAATTTTCCATGTGATTCTGGTCGCGGTATTGGCGCCATTTTTCACAGTGGTCCACAATGAACCCTACGAGTTCCTTTTCCTTCTCGGTAGGCTCGTAGTAGAGCGATTCAGGTTGTTCAGGTGCCAGATCGACTATCTGACCCGTATTCGAATAGCCGATTTCTTTTGCCATTACGGAGCCTTTAGGACATAATTGACGCGAATTGTAGTCTATGTACTAGATTCCAGCAATCTCGTCAAGAGGTTCCCATTCTTCATCGTCTCCTACTTTAGCGTAGGTGGTGCGGATCAGATTGGCAACGAGACTAAGTGAGTCAATCAAATCATCATGTGCCTTTTTTGACGGAAACGCCATGTATTCGATGAGGAACTGGTCCCACTTTTCACGACCATTCAGTGTTATCCGCCCATGCTCAAACATACCCTGTAGGTTGTAGGTGATGCGATCAATCTTGTTCCCTGAGATTGGTATCTGCTCAATATGAGCGTAGATATTGTTCTTTCTCATGAGATCGGTGAGATATGGAAGTAGTGCTCTAGCGAGCGATCCACGCTCAATACCAACAGCTAACGGCTGATGTGTACGAATAGCCATCAATATACGCACCGCTGTCTCACGCACATCGAATCGCCCGTATTCTATTTTTTGAACCCACCATTTTCCCTCATCGTCTACCTTTACCACAGCTATTGCGGAGTTATCTAAGTGTTTCTTCTGAGTGGAATCCGCAACAGCCTCAAAACCCGCAGGGTCCACGGCAATGAAGGTGCTGTATTGTCTAGGTGGTGTTTCGGAGTATTTGAGCCATTCTTCTTTGAAAATAGCGCCCTCCATTGATTGAAAGGACGCCATGAATTCCTGATTGAAGGCTTGCGTACTCATGGTTCTACGCGCTTCTTCAATCTCTCTAGGATCAATCAAAGGATTGTCCAGCGTAGTCAAGTGCCAGCTTTTCCATTCATTTGACGGTCCGTTTTCCTGACCTCTATCAAACATATCCCGAAACTCAGACGGTCCAGCCTCTGGTGTACCGATAATTAGTGCGCCCCCTTTCATGTCAGCCAGTGCGGGTCGAATGATCATCTGCCACACATCGCGCTTCATGTCTTTATATTCATCGAGAACTGCATAGTAGAGTTTCATACCACGCAAACTGTCGGGTGAATCTGCACCACGGACGTATATCTTGACCCCGTTGACCATTGTGATTTCGGAGTTATTGATGTTGATCTTGGTGATCACTGGTCTGCCAAGGTCACACAACAAGTCCCAGCACAGCGTTCTTGCCATTCCTAGCGTTGGTGCAGCGTAAAGTACACCACCTTCGCGTGTAGGACACTCCAAGGCCTTGATGATCAGGGTAATCACGCTCATGCGGGTTTTCCCGCAGCGGCGACCAGCTACGCAGACATGAAATCGTTTTTTGTCGGCAAGCACTTCCTTTTGCCAAGGAAGCATTTTGTAATCAAGAGTGGTCATTCTCTGACCTCCACATCACTAATGTCAATGGTGTGTGTCTGCTCCACTTCCTCCACCTTCTCATACGGCGACTCTACCTGACCAATGTTGATAGTGATCCCTCCACCACCAGTGGGTGCTGTCTGCGTACCAGCGGTCTTACCGAACTTCTCAGGGTTGTACGCCTGCGCTATGCGCCAGTTGTTGTTCACCCGCAGCGTTGAGCGCTGAACGTCCTCCATGCTGTTGATACCCTCAGCAATACCAACGGTCTGCATCACAAGTATCTCAGCAGCGATCTGTTCAGCCTCCTTCAGTCGCGCCTTACGCTCCTTGTCCTTCCTGACCCACTTGAGGTAATCCACGATAGATATCTGTCTCGGGTCATCCTCAATAATGTCCTTCAAGGGATGACCCAGCGCAATGCGGTCAATCGCACCCTCAAAGAAGTTCTCGTAAGTCAGTTCCATCAAACTGAGTTCTGTCGCTGTCTTGGCATAAACAGGCGCAGTAATGGACCGGGATTTCTCACCACTTTGCGAATAAGTGGGAGATGTGGGGCTGGTATCTGCGCTGGTTGTTGGATTCATATCCAGCCAGCTTGGTAGATCATTTTTCATGGTGCAGAGATTATCACGGGTGAATGTTATGAGCAAGTGTCAAATGTTCATTGTATCTAGGGTAAAGTGTATCAACAGTTACTTGTATAACTTGTAAAAATGGTTTGCTGAGTGGGGTTGCATAGTAAAAATTACAAATAAGTTCGAAGCACCTACCCCCCCGCCCTATGAAACATCAGTCAATCAGCATACAAGCAACAACATATATAAGCATCGAGGCATGATGCACTGCAACATGGGGAGCATGGGGGCTGGGGACCATGTAACAAGGGATCACTGTCACTCTACTTGATACAACATCCATTATGTTAAGTTTCTAGTGGGGTTTAGTGTCGCAATTGAAACAGGATTGTCGGTCCTGTTTCATATCAGACGACTAGCGTAACCAAGCTGGCAACTTGGAAGGGTTATCCATCCAGCGCAGGTTCGATGCGGCATTGTTTGTACGGTCCCCGTCCAGATGAATCACTTGGCTGTAACCCATGGGATTCTCGACAAAGTATTGCGCTACTAGGCGGTGAACGTATCGGCGGTAAACCTTACCATCCAGACCCGCAAAGCCGACCGTCTTAAAACCCCGGTCATCTGTCCATCGTAAATTACGATGCCTCAGATTGTCGGTAATGATGCCATTACAAGCGATGCTGTAGCGGCGCTCTTGCACATTGTCCAGTTCGATGAATACCATCGTAAATCCCCGTTAAAAAGTTGAGAAGTGGGGATTCTAGCGTATCGTAACCAGCAATGGTTCACAGTTTTGTACCAAACTCAGACGCACGCCTAATCTTTGATACACTACTTTTTTACTAACCCTACTTTTCCCCCACTTCACCGAATGGCCTCAGAGTTTTGTACAAAAAGTTCAAAGAACACTTGACAACCCAAAAAAGCGTGCTATTATTAGAACTGTCAATGATTGATTGACACATTAAACAAATGGAGAGAACCATGCACACACCTAATGAAACCCGGCAAGCACAACGCCATCAATACGTTCAAGCTATTGTTCAGTTTGAACGTGACCTGAACAATTCCATTGACATGCAAGACCGTAGAGTAGCCGTACAGTACCTAGCGACAAAAATTGGCGTTGGTCGTGCTAACGTAATAGCCGAACATTTCGGACTTACCGACAGCTACTACCGCGCATAAGAACCCCTTACAGTGGTACCAGACTACCCACGGCACCACTGACCCTGTAAACCCGCTCAAAAGCCCATTTAACCCGGAGAACCCCTATCATGAACATCAAACATACAACCCTGCGCGACCGTATTTCTTACGGTCCAGACTTGACACAAAAAGAACGTGAATCATTCGCTGCAATGATCTCTAAGGGTTGTCGCGCAAATAACCGCGACCGTATTGCTAGGCGCGTGATGCTCCCATTATCAATTTGGGGCAACTATGGAATTTATGATCGAGTGTGGTTCGGGGAATACAACCCGGAGGAATGCTCTTATTGTTGCGGTCAATCCTACACTGATGAAATGCGCACACTGCGCGAGTGTATTCTGGGAATGTGAGGGGAACACTATGAAAAATCTCTACTTCATTGAAATCACCGACACTTTTGGCGGCGAAGCCAATTACTCATGGGTTACGCGCCACTGTATCCGGGCTAAGTCCCAGCGTGGCGCTATCAATGCCCTATCGCGGCGCAGTGGTATGAACTGGCATTCTGTAGGTTGCGATAGATACGACTCCGCTAGTGGTGCTACATGCTGTTTCGTTCTCGACTATGACCCTGAATTCCATAGTAAGTATCGTTTCAATTCTGACGATAGGACTTGATCATGCACCACTATCTGAGGGAACTAATCGAAGCTTTCATACTTGCAGCGATTATTGCAAGTCCATTTATTATTTATTTTTGGAGAATGTAATTATGAAAACCAATATTACAAAAAGCAAAGCAGGTCATTACACTGTGACCATCCGTAACGATAGGGGAACTGTAGTATTTCAAGAAAATCTAATAGATAACATCCACCGCGCTAGGTGGATTGTAGATAATGAGAAAAAACGTATTGCAGAATCAATACCAAGTGATGCCCAATTTATGGCCGCATTAGGTCCATGCGGAAAATAAGGAATAAACGTCATGCAATACACTATTTCAGAATTAGAAACCCGAGCATATCTGGCCGGGGATGTGGCGCTATCGGATGCACTGGCGCAACTTGACGATAGCCAACTGGAGATAGAACAGTTGGAATTTGATCTTGACGAAGTTAAGTCTAATGCCAATACATTGGAGAAATGGGAGGAGCGTAACGGCCCAATTAGCGACTATTGCGACTTCTTTCATGACTGCTTTGCCCGTCTTGATGGTCACTATCCCTGCCCCAGCATAACTAGCGATTACGATAAGTCAGTAATTTTCAATGCGATAGAGAAGGGGGAGGGAATGTCAGAATGATCATTCTATGTTGCACTGGGGTGGTATTTTTATTGTGTGCTGTGATTGATATGTAAGGGGATTTAATTATGAAAAAATGTATAGGTTTTTGGGTTATAACTAATCAGTTTATAATGGGCAATTTTGTAAGACACATTGATAGAAATGTCAGTGAGATAAGGTTACAATCCGGTGAACTAATACCCGTATGGCGTAAAAATTTGCGATTGTATTAGGTATAAACGAGGGTTCATCCTTGACCGTAATAGGCTAGTACCTGATACAATCCCCACGGTTTCTCCCTGATCTAGCGCCCACTCCATGCGCTAGTTAAAAAGCCCCTTCTTAGGGGCTTCTTTTTTGCTTGGTTACTCCGGGTACTTCTTATCGTCCATAGTGGCCGGATCATATCCCCGCGCAAACTTGCGCACAGTGTATCGACCGGATGCCAAGACGTTAGCCCGGAGGTCATCCATGCGCCTTTGACGGGCTTTAATCACTTGCACCCGGTACGCATCATGGATTGTGGCTAAATTTGGATTGATTGCCCATGTTCGTTTTTCGTGATGGTCATTTATGATTGTCACCCAGCCAGCAGATTCTAGGGGTGCCATGGCATCCGTTATCGCGTGATTGATCAAGTGCCGAGGGATATCCGTAATAGTCCGGGTTGCTGTGCGCCGTAGTTCAGCGATGGTAATAGTCTGTTCTATGCCTGACAGTTGGACCATACGGTCAGCAATCCACCGCTCTAGGCTGTTCTCACCCAGCCCCGCTGTTTCATCGAGAACATACCTATAGGCTGGGATCAGATAGGTCCGGCATATAGCGATTGATCGGTCCATAAGGGCCTTGGTTACCATCGGGCTATAGGGATTAGTCAGTAGGTGCATAACCAAGGCTAAGCGCCCTACAGTACCCTCCAGCTTGCCATAGGCTTGCATATAGATGGGACTTGAGTTCAGCAGCTTCTCGTCCTTCTTATTGCCCTCATACCATAGCTGGAAGTCCCTATAGGATTCGTATGCGCCAGAATCAAGTCGATAGGTGACAGATGGTAAGGTGAACAGTTCCCTAAGCCTCATATCCCATTGTGGCAAGCTTGAGAACATAGCAGGCACTGGCTCACCACGTTTCTGGAATTCTGATCTAAGGATGGCCGGGATAAAGCGCTGGAGCAGACCATCATCAGCCATCTGTTTAAACTTGTTTTTGAAAACCTGCGGCTGGATGTTGCCAAAGATGCTGACTGCCATGTTATCGGCATAGACTGAATTTTCAAGACCAACCCGGTCCATACTGTAAGGGTCAGACTCATAGGATTTAGTCCAGCATGAGCGATCCTCTCCTGAGCGTGGATCGGTCATCTTGTTGACCCATGTTGCCATCTCGTCTAAGTGGCATAGCAGGCCACGAGGACGGTCAGCCAGTAGGCGCACTAACTTCTGGCTGGTAACATCATTGACCACTATGCGCAAGTCTATGGGTTTGGGTGGTCCCATCTCATTGACATGCGGTAAGGTTTCATCAGTCATCTTGCCTGTCAGCAGAATCTCGGTACTCTTACCTGCCTCTTGAATGTAGGACTTCTTTGACTGCTGGTGCACATGATCAAGTGCCTCCCACTCTAGCAGGCGGCGCTGGTAACGCTTACGGTCCTCGCGTTCCAAGTCCTTGAGTGTCCCCATCATAGGCCGTGCACCGGGGGACTTCTTATCTCCGGGGTCACCGATGGTCATAAGCCATAAAATCGGGGGTACGGAGAACCCCGGCATAAGTTCTAGTCGGATTTGCGAGTCGACCGCACCACAGACCGCGCCAAGCCCTGCCCAGAGTGGTACTAATGGGTCACAACCCACAGACTCTGCTACCTCGTTGGCTACATCGGTCAAGAGTTTAGGCCATAGGTCCATGTTCATCTGCGGCAGTGGTAGCGTCAGTGCCTCGCTGATCCTCACTGGTGCCTCGGGTACTACGGACTTGAACAGTTCGCTAGCATCGGGGATAGGGCGCTTATAACCATGCTGGTAGGCTAGGTGGAAAAGGCTTCCCGTTTTGATTCCGTTGCTGTCAGCCTTGATGCTAGACCAGACATACTGGAAATCCCTCGGTCCTGCGTACTTGGTCTGTGCTGTGGCTGACCACTCATGCGCAAGGGCTTCGGCATTACCTAACTGGTCTATCTGCGACCCAGCATGATGCACGGCCATCAGCGCAGTCAACCAGTGTTCCCGAGAACAGTCTGCCGGGATGGTGTAGAGTGCTGCCTTAATGTCATCCCAGCTTGCAGGGATGGTGTCGGTACTGATTACCCGCTGCTGATCCTGCTTGGTCAGTTCCTCCCATAGGGTGAGCAGGGTTAGGGGGATAGTGGGTATCTTACTGAAGTGACCATTGCCCGCCCATCTGTACGGCCTACCTGTCTTGGGATGGTTGATAGCTGAAGGGAGTACACATTGTGTGGTCAACCCGTTGGCAGTAGCGCACCGCAGTTCATAGGCTACCTGTTTCGACTTGTCAGGTGCCACATAACTGATCTTCTTGGATGTGAGTGTGATACCTAACGGTAGTCTGAACAGCAGTTTGGCATGACCGGGATTGCCCGAGTCAATCATCACTGAGTCCGATGCCCTGATCAATGCATCTAGGTCAACACCACGCTGGCTGAGAAGTGCCTTGCTTTCCTCATAGTGGTCAATGTCGAGTGACATGGTTCCACTGTAAGAATGAGCAATTCCATAGCCGACATTCGGGTTCAGTCGATCAATGCTTGTGACGCAGTTCTCTCGCTTGTTCCATCCTGCTGTTGTCGGACCCTTACCTTCAATAATAGGTACCAATGCGAATCCTGCCCTGATATAAGCCTCGTACATAGAGGTCAATGGTGTAACACTAGGAAGTGCTGTCATGTGAATTTATTTCTGAAAAGTTGTTGACACGAGCAACAAGTGTACTACAATCGCTATCATCGTGTAAACAACTGAAAGGATGGTGATGAAGAAAACCCTAAGCAAATCGAACACCGTAGCGGTGAGGCTGGCACCCTCACTGAGTCGGACGTTCACTTCCATGTCTGCCAAGTATGGTGGACGCTCAGAAGTGATGCGTGAATTGATCCTTGCCTTTACCGAGAACCGCTTAACTATTCAACCCCCTAAACTGGAGAATTCTATTTATGACCTTCGAAGCTAATCTGTCCAGCATTGCCAAATCACTGGAAATCATCGCGCAAGCATTGTCTGCCAAGTCTGCACCCGTGGCTACCCCTGCTGCTGCACCTGTTGTAGTTGCGACTCCTGTTGTCGCTCCTGCGATAGTGGCTCCTACACCTGTACCCACTCCTGCACCCACACCGATGCCTGCGCTCCCGGTTTTTACACCTGCCCAGCCCGTAACAGTTGCTACTCCCGTACTGACTGCTCTGGCTGCGGCTTCTACCTCACCAGTCGCACCAGCATTCGCAGATAAGTCTGCCATGATGGACTATGTTCTGTCTAGCTACAAGGCTCTCGGCCAAGAGAAGGGTGCCAAGATTCAAGAGGTCTTGAACGGCATGGGTGTAGCCAACATCAACGATGTACCTGCTGAACGCTGGGGTGAGTTGAAGGTAGGCATTGAGGCTCTGAAGGGTTAATCATGTCCTCATACGCTGAGATTGAAATGAAGATTGTGCAGTGGTCCGAAGCCCGCAGGATCATCCCCAATCAACAACCATCCGCTGCCCTGCTCAAGC